TTGATTATGATAATGGTTTGTTGGTGAGGACTGATAAATGAATGATCAATTCGAGGCTTTAATCAAAAAGATAGTAGATTTAGAAGATACTTATCAACAGGAAGAAGCGGATAGGCTACGAGCTAAATTAAACTATTTAATTGGTAAAGAGAACCAGGTGAGGAAAGAAGATGATTAAATTAAAAAAGGAAGAAATTCTGTATTTATTACTTGTTGTAATTTTAATCTCAGTATTCACAACACTCAGTATTACAAAAAACTGTAATGAACATGGGCGATTTACTGTCGGTGATAAAGTTTATCATTGTGTGAGTTCAGAATGATCCTCTATATGAATGTGTTGTTACTGATTGCTGGGAATCTTGGACACAGACAACACACAGAACAAAAAAAGGAGCGTGGAAAGCCGGTAATAAATGGTTAAATAACCGATTTAATGAAGGTTATGAAAGCAGAGCAATCATAGGTAAAACCAGTATGGATTTTATGCCTGGGCATGTTAGTTTTGAAGTATGTGAGAATGAATTAATGGAATAACTCTTGATCTAAGTCAATTACAAATCAAAATTATAGGTATATAGTGTATTTTTAACCTGGACTAAACACAAACAGAGAGGTGAACGTCATGCACTAATTAACTAGTGATTTTATAAACAGAAAACACATATGAGCTGACACAGGTCAGGCTAATAGCTTTTATAATTATAAAAGCTATTAGCAATAGTTATTCAAAGAGTTGATATTGCTAATTTATAAATAGGAGAATAATTTATGGATAATATAGATAGCATAATAGAAAGATTAAAATCAGAAAAAGAAGAACTGGATTTAAAAATGCATAACTTATTTCATTTTATTGACATGGATGAAAAATTACTAAAATTACCTATAGAGCAACAAGTGTTAATGAAAGCTCAACTTAATGTAATGGTAAGTTATACTGAAATATTGGATATGCGGATATATTATATGGATGATAAAAATGAGCAGACCTAAAAAGGTATACATGATAGGTGGCATTGCCATGACTAACAAAGAAATATTTGATAAGTATAAGCATGTTAATAAAAAACACGTAAATTATGCTAGGTTTATATTACGGTTAGGTGAGTTACAAAAAGACCATCTCTCCAAAGCAGATATTAAATCATTAATGGGTGTTAGAACAAGGGCGTATCAGGATGAAATCCCGCTTAATGAAAAAGAGAAATTAGCCAATGCCGAGCATTTAACGCATGTGCATATAAATAATCCTATGTGTCAAAAATGGGGATGAAAAGCAAATGCCCTGATTGTGGGTGCGGATTAATTATTCTAACTAGCATGAATTTAAAAGTTTGTGACTGTGGATATAAAGTAGAATTTAGACTTAAGCCAGGGCAGAAATCTATTTTCATTAAAGGGTTGGTTGGAGAGGAAAAGAATGAGAAAAGATAACGTACCTGAGATAGATTGCTCTACTTGTACACATAGGGGTGAAGTAGAAGAACTAATACAAGAAACTTACTGTAGCTCATGTAAACATCAATCATGGTTAAGCGATTACTATAAACCAAAAGATGAAAGTGAGCCTTATGGATGGGATAGACTGTAATGACACCAGAAAAACAAAGAATAAACCACTTAGCCCAAAATATTATAAATGCTACTCAATACAATGATGAGATTGAAGTAATTGAGCATTTATTACGGGCTAGTGAGCAGATTAAAGAGCCTGATGGATTTGACAAATGGACTGATGAGCTGAGTGATACCTGCCCTGATGCAGGAAAAGATAATTGCTTAATTACTTGTAGTGAATGTGAGCATAATAAATAGAGGTGATGGATGGATACTAATCAAGAAAAAATAGAATTTTTTGCTAAATTCTGGACTGAACTGGCTGAGAATAAGAATGGTGTGACCAGCAAAGATTACTCACACTATAAATATCCAATAATAGATTTAGATATAACTAGACTTAAGAATTTTAAAGTCAACCCACCCAAACCAAAAGTTAAGAAGATAGACTTAAGTATTGTGATAACCAGCCAAATAGATATGGAGTTTGGGTTAGGATTACAAATAAGTAAATTAAAAGCGATTCAATATAACGCTACATCGAAATATGTTTCAACTAATGATAATCTTTATGAACAGTGCAGAGTACGCCAAGATACCTGGCACAGCTGGCAAGGTGGTGAGTGTCCTATTCCTGAAGGGTTAGTTATTGCGTATCAACACGTAAATAGCTATTACCAAATAGCTACGATGCATAATATAGGTAAGTATGATGATGGCATTTTAGACTGGAAAGCTATTACAGCCTTCAAAATCACAGGCACAGCAGATGGATGGGGATAAACAAAACGGCACATGAAAGTGTAGACGAAATATGTGTCCAAAAAGATAAAAAATCAAATCTGTGCTGTGTGGTATTAGAGGTGCGTGGGGATAGCGACTCAGAAATAACATTATGTAGCAAGGAGATGGCAGAACAACTCCATTTTATGCTAGGACAACTATTGGAGAAGTAGAATGAGCGAGCTCATAAAAGCGACTGAGCTATTTACGGGTCCACCAATTCCAGAAAAGCTGAAGCCTGTATTAGGAGGCGAGCCTCAAATGATTTGTATCTTTTCTTTAGGTAAATGTTATTCCTTTGATAGTGAAGAAGATATGAAACAATACCCAATAGATTTAGCGCGTGAACGTAAACACTTAAGGAGATTAAAATGAGCCTATCAGACTGCCCAGAATGTTGGAACACGCCTTGTACTTGTGGTCACATGGGTTATACAGTATTAACTATTAAAGACGATGCATTCTTGTTAGAAGTTGCAGAGAAATTAGACGATTTAAAAGAATTTTCTATGTACCCTAAAAGTATTGATGAAATGATTAAGAAGTTAAAAGAGTTAACAAAATGAATATAGACAAAGAACCTACCAGTGGTTTTAACTATATATTTTATTTATTAGCAGATAAGGAAAATAAAATGGATAAGTGCAATGAATGCAAATACCAATATACATCTATGAAAAATTGCTTAGGCTGTGTTGTCAACCCTGCCTTTACTAATAACTTCAAACCAAAACCAAACCTACTACAGAACATATTTAAAGGTGCGCCTGTGATGGTAAGAGATGGTTGTAATAATTGGGTTTTACGTTCTTTTTATAGTGTAGTTTTATCTAGGTTTTATACTAAAGAATGTAATGATAGTCGTGACATAGGTTGGGAAGAACTAAGAATCCCAACTATAGAAGAATCGCCACGCAATACATGGATTGCTCATAGTGGTGAGGATAAATGTCCAGAAGGGCTAGAGAAGCTAATTATACTAATATGGTGTAAAGATAGAGATTATCCATCTACTCCAATTATAGGTATTGACGTACTCGACTGGTCTAAAGTTGCACGCCTTATGATTATCGATAAAGGAGCATTTAAATGAAAACAAGCGAATTAGAACAAATTGTAACGTTAATATCAGGGCTTGGAGATAACGCTACTCAGGGCTTTATATATTACTTAATGACTTATACAGGAGTAGAGATTATAGGTTACGCTATGGGCGTATTTATATTTACACTCCTATATAAAATTATAAAGGTAGGATTAAACCTGATTAACGATAACGCGGATGCTATTAGACAGCTTAAAGAGGTACGCGATACTCTTGAGGTAGGAAGTACCGGACGCTATTCTAACTCAGAACATAGCAGTGTTATAAATATGGTGAAGCACTTATTGGATAATCAAAAAGAGACAGAATAAGTAACTACCCTTAATACTGAGCATTATTGGAATTGTAAAGAACAAACAATACCAGCGTTAAAAGGTAAATTCCGTACCTGCTGGTGTTGTTTCTAAATTAGGAGAATATAATGGAAAGGTTTTATGTAAATAAACATCCAATTAACTATGGTGCGATACAAGAAGGCGAACCTTTGTTAATCCCAACAGGAACAATTTTTTCTATAAGCGCGATGCTTTGTAGTGGATTTGAGCTAACACCATTGCAAAAAATTAAAGATTTAGAATATCCATTAATCTTTGATGCATTGATGATTGAGAAAGGTTTTACCGCACAAAATCATATTAACCTTGAACAATAGGAGTAAATAATGAATAAGAAAATAAAAGATTCTAAACCGTTTAAAGAAAAACGGAAAAAAGAACTTATATGCTTATATTGTCGAAAGGTAGTTAAGTTTAAGGATAAACTTAAACATTTACATATTGAGAGGATGTAATAATGGACAAAGAAACAAGAAAATATATCCTATGCACATTCTGCATTAATGTTATGTGTTTGGTTGTAGTGGGTATGGGTATGGTTTTAATGTTTGATTAAGGGGGTGAAATAATGAGTAAATACTATTGCATTGAAACACACAAACAAAGATATAAAGAAAGTAAAATGTTAATGAGAAGACTAGGAAAACTATTTAAATTCCCTTTATGGATTCTGTATCTAGATAATTTAAATATTAGCGCAAATTATTTTTCAACAGAAAATTGTCAACAACTAACTATAAGTTCTTGAGGAAGCTAAACCTTAGAATGGGTATGTTTTTAATGACTGATTAATCCAGAATCAATAAGATAAATCATAGGATTAAGATATTCTTGGTCCCTCATTACCTCAAAGTGTACATGTGGGGTGATACCTTCATAACGTTTTTCTAAATCTTGCGCTCTACCAATGGCAGTATATTTTTTAATCTTGTCACCTTTTCTAACACTGGGAGTTACATAAAAATATCTTAATTTAGTCCCATCGCTGTCAGTTACTTGAACATACCGATAACTTAAGTCGTCACGGTAGCAGTAGCCTAATTTAGTCACCTCACCATCTTTTATACAAAGTACTATATCATTGGGCTTTGCAATAATATCAACACCGTTATGCGCCCTAGTGCCTCTTGATGCCAAGTGGTGTCCGCATCCGAATTTATCACATTTTCTAAAATTAACAGAGAATATCATTTCCAGCCCTCAAATTCACCAAGAGACAACATCTTATCCTGTTCAATACTTTTAAACAATTCATCAAAAGCTTGCGTGTTTTGCTCTCTATTAGCTAAAGCAAGGTTAATTTGTTTATCATAATCAGAGGTAGTATTTCCAAAATACGTCTGATATTTAATGGTCTCTATCGCTTTTGCTTTCATCATAGTTTTGTTTAATCTAAAGATTGCTTTAAACAATCTAAATCGTGTCATTTTATGTGCGGCTAATGCTTGCGCGTCTGTCACGATATATTCCAATTTACATGTGCGACCATTTCTTGTATGGTATTTTTCTTATCCGAAAAGATTGCTATATTCAATATAGCTTTATGTCCAGCTCCATCATCGAAAGCTCTTTCTTCATACCGTATAAACTTATTAGGTAATCTTTTATATATGGGAGTATAGCTACTCACGAAATCTCAACCTCTGATTTATCCCGGTTATCAATAATCTTGCCCTTATCTAAATTCAAAGGTTCCATTAATTGTTTATACGCTTTCATGCAATCTTTTATGGTTCTGTATCTTCCGTTCTTCCAATAGCCTTTGGTGTCATTCGAGTGTAATAGTAAACTAAATCGCTTCATATTAATGACCTTTAGTAAAGAAGTGGTGAGCGTGTTCACTCCATACATAGACTGTACCCGTAACGCTGACAGATATAGTGGCTACCCATTTTACGCCTGTAACAATCCACGTTAATACTTTAACTGATTCTTGGATAGAATGCACTCCAGTCAGTACAGGCTTCATACTTTTCTCTAGTTTATCAAAACTTTCAACTAAGCATTCTAGTTTTACAGTATTAGATTCTAATGTTGATGCGTGATTATTTACAACTTCTTGTTGTATGTCCAACCGAGCATTTAATTCTTGGACTAACTCATCTCGCTCAACTTTGCATTCATCTGTCATGCTAGATTCCTTTATATCCGTTACAAAAAAGTCGTTTACCCTCTTCAACACCTGAATAATAAGTTGTTGCCCTGTACCGCCTCATTATACGCATAATAAAATTTGAATTATTATTAATAAAGGTAATATTATTCAATAAAAATAATTTATTACTTCGATCACAATCCTCTGGAGTTTCTGACAATGCATGAGTCACATCATGGGGATTGCAAATAGGCGTTATACATAATCCCCATTGCGTATCGGGTACAACTTCTGTTGATGCACTACCACACCCATTACATAGTTTATGGATAAACCCTTTATTAAGAGTGTTTTCCATAACATCCCATACATCAACGGGAGCTACTATACCTGAATGGTTATATTCTTCACCGTACCCGTCAAACTCTTTTGACATTTTTAGTCTAAGATTTGCAGGTATGGGAACCATATTTTTATCAAAGATGCTCATAAGTACCAAACCATAACTAAAAGAGCTGTTCCAACCAATAAAGCTACTATTGCTGATACTGCATGTAAATCCATGTTAATAGTCCTCTCGCCCACTTTTACCAATCTTAACTTTGCACATACCATTTGTATATTCGTAGTGAAAGTTATCTGGTAATTCCTTGGAGCATACTAACTTACAGGCTTCGGCTTGTCCTTCCTGGTTTAATATGCCGAGCTTAGCTTGTGCATTAATTACAGCACATCCTGTATTAAATTCTTTGGTATGTACTGCATCAATAGTGCTTGAACAGCTTGATAACAATATAATCCCTACAACAAATAGTGCTACTTTGTTCATTGTTCAAATTCCTCAATATCAAAACATTGCCCATTAAACATCATAGTTGCCCGGGTATAAATTTTCCCAGTGTCCTGAAAACCATCTGTTACACGAATATTATTAAACTCCAGAAAATGATGCGTTTCATCATATTTAACATTACTATTTATAACTATGTAATTTGACTTAGCAACACCCATCCAATCCAGCACAGCACAGACTTTTTCTACTGTTTCATAGTCAATTTCATTAAGTAGGTTAATAAACGGTTCGTCTACTTCATATACTAAAGTTTTTAACTCTGTGTTTAATCGCGCTGGCGTTCTATCAGGGATAGTGCAATCTTTATCGGTTTTAATCGTTATGCCCGAGGGTGTTTGATAAAGCTGGTTACTTGAACTCTCAGCCGTTAAGAATTGGGGTATCACATAATACGTTTGTGCATTTGCTACACCTGTAATTAGTCCCATTAAAACAATACTTAGCATTAAATTTTTCATATTACCACCCCGTGTTTATATCAAAGCTACCAATTGAATTAATCTTTTCTTCATCCGTTAATTCTACATTATCATTAATCACATTAATAGCCTCATAATGATTTTGATGGTTTATACTGACAGTTCTCACATGGTTAAACATTGCATCTTGCACAGCTACTAAAGTAGCTTTATTTGCAGTAGGAAAACTATTTTTAGCTTCAAAAGGAATCGTTGCATTAGGATTTCTACCCATAACACTCAATGCACTGGTTGCCCGCGATTGTGATCCACGTTCAGTATCTATCTCCATACCTGATACTGTGATTCCTGCTTCTTCTTTTTCGAGAGCTAACTTTTTTAATGTTTTTAGTTTAGATTCTTTGGCTTTGGACAAAGTATCAGCTAAGAAAGCCTGTTCGTTTTCTTCCTTTGTGCCGTTTTCATCATCGTGAAAAGCGTCAGTTTCTTTCCAAGCATATGCCCAATTCCCTAACCCATCTTTCACCCTGCCATCTTTGCTAACAGACTTTAGTAATGTGCTGGGCTTTGGCTTTGGTGTAGGAAATACCACACTAATCTTAAAACGTTGTTGCGTGTTTTCGTTGAAAGGCTTTAAACTGGTATTAATACCAGAAGCTTTGAAATGCGATATAAGTGAATCCATATCTTCAAAGCCTAGGCCGTTCTCTGTCCTATTATCTATTACAAACTTATCCATAATTTTTCCTTATATTGCTACCGCGTAGTATACATATTCTTCAGTGTTTGTATTGATATTAGCCGCTGATGTTTCATTAATAGTTATTCCTGCTGCGTATGGGTCAACACAATCTTCATTTGTATCTTCAACATCTACAACATCTAGTTGAAGATAAGGATCATTGCCCGCTATTATACCACGCTCACTATCAACTATAATCCAATTACCTGATCCAGTATTTTTAAAAATCACCATCTGAGCGCCTGAAATGAACCCCATATCAAGATTCTGACTTGTACCATTACCTGTATAAGTTCCGCATTTTGATATTTCAGGTAATGTTGTTAAAAAATAACCTATAAAAGTTGAGCCTGATTGATTTACAACATTATGAGATCCTACTGTAAACACCGAATCGGTAGGCGTAGTATCATTCCATACTGTTGATGCGGATGCAAAAGCTAAATTTCTGTGTAAATAGCCAAATGAGGTGTTTCCTGTTGCTATGTGATAAACGATCCAATCACTACCAGCTTCGCTTGTTTCTTTGACGATCATCATTTCAGGGATAGCGGATAAATCATGTGAAATTTGCCTATCACTACTACCATCACCAACCCATGTTTGAATATCAAAAAATGTAGGCGCTATCCGAAATGTCCAAGATGCATAATCCTCTGTATTTGTATTAACTTTTACGTCTGCACCCAATGTAAAACCATCGGCATTAAACGCTGTTACCGTATCAGCATCTAATGTGCTTGCTACCGTGGAATCACAAGAAAGTATATAACCAGCACCTCTAACTGTATCGGCTAATATATACGAGTCCTCGGCATCCCTGTTTTTTATCCATACTAGGCCGCCTTCACCATCTAAATCAATATCATTAACTATAGAAGGCGTTGAACCGTCCCCAGTATAAGGATCTGCACTGAACACATCAGTAACAGTGATAATATCATCAACCCGCTGACTCATCATCATTTGATTAAGTAGAATATTAGCTGACATTTAATAACCCCAATTTTCCTAACCAAGTTGTACCCTCGTCTGTGGTATAGAAACTCACTATATCAACCCCTGCGGCTGTCCATTCAGGTTCTGTGGCATCTTCCCAATCTACGCTTCCAGGCCACACAGGTGCAAACGCTCCAAGATTCGTAAAGATAACTGAGAAGCCACCACCACTACCCGAAGCTGGAGGGTGGTCAAATGTAAAGGTACAAATCTCATCGTGTGTAGCTGTAAAGACGTTACCATCTTCCATGTCAAACGTAGTCGTCGATCCTGTATTTCCTATTGCTGTCACTGTCTCTGATACATCTTTGAACTTGGGGCGAATAATTAATTTATCCCCCATCAATGCGTTTACACCAAAAGTAGCATTGTCGGCATCCACTTCTAAGTATTGAGCATCACCCGCATTATTTTCAACCTCAAATAAATTTTCACCTATTGGAGTTGAACCATGGATTAGATGAATTATCATAAGCCGCTTGTAGGGTTGTGATGCTGGTAGTAGATGTTGCTCCAGACCCGACAATTTGAGGTCTAAAATCCACAATAGATTCTATATTCGTTGAACCACCCCTAATAGTGAAATTAGCAACTGCTATTAATCCTGATGCCGCTTGACTGGTAAATACACTGTAATTAATGGGAGCGGCTTCTGCTTCCTCTTGTGAGCTGTATGCAGTATCCCCATAGATTAGGAAGAAATTATCTTCTTCTTTAGGGGTTTTTAATAGCGTATGTGTTGCCCATTTATTAGTCAATAGACCGTCGATATCGGTACCGTCATCAAAATATTTCGGCATGACAAGAGTAGCATCATTTTGAACAGTTATAGACCCACTGACATGATAAACTGCTTTGGCAGTTATATCGCCTGAAGCCGATATGTCAATCCTATTTCTTTGCGCAGTGTATAACACGCCGGATAATTGATCTACTTGTAAGGCTGTAGAGCTTTCAACATAGGTTCCACCCGAGCTATACAATGCTCCAATGGCTTCTTCTTGCCATAGTCTTTGTAAATAGCCAGTTTCAGAAATAATATACCGTTCATCAACAGGGGTAATTAAATCTGAGCCTGGACCAGAATCACCTTGTACGGATTGTAATCTAGCCAAAGGTAAAATAGTCTGTTTTTGAATAGATGACCATTTGGTCGCACTATATACTAATCCACTGGAATCAAGACCTACCCAAGTAGAACTATCTCCTCCAGCAATAGTAGGTACAATAGCTGTACCTCCTGCATAAATATAACGAGTTCCTTGGATATAATAGACACCTCCGGAAATATCTAACTTTGATATATCTGCATTTAGTGAAACTTCACCACAACCGTTTACGATACCTGTAGCTGCTAAATCATCAGTTGATTTATCGGCTTGAGATATAGCAGCATTGCCGCCAGCAGCAACTGTTTCTGCACCCGACAGTTTTTGCACAGTTAATCTTAATGTGGAATTTGTCGCTACATTATAAGAAGTATCTACCTCCATAATATTGGCTGTGATATTGGCTTCCGCACCACTTAAAATTTTAATTCCTGTAGTACCTGTTACGCCATTATTGTTACGCCATTATTCTCTTTAATGTGTTCTACTACCCCAAAAGCATTACCATCATCAACTTGAACACCAATACCATTATTACCAGTAACCATTAAATCGTTTATCAGGGTATGCACTTCACAATTAGAACCGGTAAGTTGTATACCGATACCATTTAAAGGAGCATTAATTTGTCGGGCAAATATAACCAGATTGCTATCTGTACCTGAATTTAATACGCCTGTTTCGCCATCAGGAGTATCGATAAGGCAACAATCAATATAAGCTTTTCCACTTGCTGCACTTTTAATCACTTTATCAACTGTACAGATTCTAGTGGATGTATTATTCGCTAATGTGATTGAACCATCTATTACCGCACTGGTAGCTTTGATATCCATCCAATCTATGCCAACAATATCCTCACTGTAAACACCTGCATCATCGCAATAAGCAACAAATCTATTTGTACTAGTAGGCGACTGTGCTTCTACTGCTGTCTTAGCCGCACCAAAGGTTAAAAATGCTTTGAAATTAGATTTTCCGTCATTGGAATCACTACCGTGTTTTCCGACGTAATAAGATTGTTCGTGACTGGTTGTTATACTGTTTACTAAAGCAGCACTAGTTCCTAAAAATACCGTACTGTCTCCGACTAAAGTAATGGCTGATGGGGAACTGTCATCATACGAACCCGCGACTAAAGTCACTTGAGGAGTCGTTCTGGCTAGTGTTTTTGTAGCACCAAGAGTACCTTCTCCAGTTTCACGGTTATCACCATTTACAATCGTGTAATAAACTAAATCACTTTCAGAATACGCATCAATAAATTCAGCAAATCCATCAGATGCGACAAGAGTAATAGTGCCCGTTCCAGTTGTGGAAGTCGTTTCTTGTATAAAATCTTTTACATCAAGTGCCATGATTTAGTTCCTTTATAATTCGTGATAAGGACTCCCTAAAATAGAAAGTCCTTTAAAATCAGGTACTTACGTTAAAGTGAACACACCAAGAGCATTCCAGGTCACGGTGATATCACCCGTTTGTAAACTAATAGCTGTTGTGCCATCTCCACCCGATGTAAGATCGACCATCGCTAATGCTGTATCACTTCCATCCGTATCATCATAAATAATACCATAACGCACATCTGTTGGACCGGAACCAGCATCTTGCGCCCATGTGACGTTATCGCCATCAAACGTAACCGTACCACTGGATTCTGTCCATGTGACATTATCAATAGTGTCTGCTGCGTAAGTTCCACCTGAACACTCAGTGAAATCCGTTAATGTAATAGCGACTTCTGCTGCTGTTAAACTGGTATCGCTTACAAACGCAACTTTAAAAACGTGTGTGTCTAAATCGAATGTTCCATCTGCTAAAGCTACTTTAGCTAAATCGAATACTGTTACTGTACCTTGTGCCATGATAAATCTCCTAAACTATAATTATATTTCTGTTACCAATTTTAATATCTATATTTCTATCTTTAGCAATTATACCTATATTTCGCCTAGATGAAAAGTCAGGTATAGTTGCCGAACCTATTATATCTGCAGGAGGTCCGGTAATAGTCAATTCATATACTGAGGTATGGATATTGGTTCCTAAAATAATATTGGAAGTAAACGAAGTTATAATCAGTGAATCTCGTCCACCGGATATTATTTGTTCTACTTTTATACTAGCGAGGTATTCTGTAATAGAAAGTACATCAGGAGTAGTACTGATATTCGTAGCAACATTAATGCTTGCTAACTGTTCACTTATATTAAGAGCATCTTGTACAGATTGAATATTCTGTATAATATTAATACTACTGGGGTATTGCGTAAGAGATAAGGCATCACTTGATGCATCAATATTTAGCCCGACATTAATAATTGCTAACTGTTCACTTATAATAAGTGAATCTGTAGTTGTCGTTACATTGATATCTTCAACAAGTGCAGCGGGATATTCCGCTATAATTAAAGTATCTGTTGTTGCTACAATATTTAAACCAATACTTACGGCTGCTTGATTTTCTGTTGTAACAACTGTGTCGGTAGTTGCTGTTATATCAATATCAATACTAATTAATGATTGATATTTAGTTAATACTAAATTATCCGAAGAGGCATCAATTGCTGTATCTAATTGTACTGTACTTAGTTGCTCTGTTATTACTAATGCTTCTGTATCAGTCGTAATATTAGTATCTAAACTAAGACTAGCTGTTTGTTCTGATATAACTATCGTATCTACTTCTGCTAAAATATTTAAGCCTATACCTACCGAAGCTGTATATTCTGTTAAAGATAACGATTTAGAACTAGCTGCTATATCTATACCCGCATTAAGACTAGCTGTTTGTTCCGCTATTACTAATGTTTCTAACTCTGTAGATATAGTCGTATCAGCTTTTACAATTGCTAACTGTTCTTCTATTACCAGTGTATCTGTAATACCAGCAATATTATGACTGATACCTAATATAATATCTTGTTCAGATATAACGATTGTATCTAATTCTGCAGATATATTTATACTTGCATTAATACTTGCGAGTTGCTCGGTTATGGATAGTGTATCTACCGTACAGCCTATATCACCACCGATATTAACAATGGCTTCTTGACCTGTTATGCTCAGTGTATCTTGTACAGCCTGAATACCTAAATCAGCTTTTAAGGTTGCCTCTTTCTCGTCTATAACTAAACTATCAGATGTCGCTCGAATATCTATGGTGTTATTTAAACTAGCTAAATATTCAGTGATAGCAAGAGTATCTGTTGTTGCACTAATATTGGTGCTGATACCGATAACGGATAATTGCTCTGCTATAACAAGGCTGTCTTGTACAGTAGTAATCGTAGTATCCGCTTTAACTGCGGCTAACTGTTCAATCAAAACTAAACTATCTTGTACTGCTTGAATCGCATTACCTAATATCAGTGTAGTAGGATATTCTGTAATAACTAAACTGTCCTGTACTGCGGGAATATTTAAAGCAAGGTTGAGTGTAGCTGTTTGTTCAGTGATAGTTAAACTATCTTGTGCGGCGGGAATATTAGTATTTAACGATAATGAAGCTAATCTTTCGGTAATAACGAGGATATCACGACCCGCATGAATATTTATACCCAGATTAAGTGAAGCGGGTTGTTCTGTGATAACTAAACTATCTTGTGTTGCAGGAACCTCTAAAGAATAACCAATTACTGCAGGTTGCTCATCGATAACTACCGTTGCCGTAGTAGCAAATATATTAAGACCACAGAAGGTATTAAGTGGTGCAGTATTTAGAGGAAAAGTATTTAAACTCATCTCTTACTTCTCACTACAAGTCAAGATACCTGTTTGGTCTTCTGTTAATCCTGTATCTGTTGTTATACGACAAGTGATATTATATTTAATACCTGCTGTTCCACCACTTAACCAAACATAGATTATTCCATTATCAACGTCAGTAATAATTGCTCCTATAACTAATGGAGTTGTATCACCTGATACATCATCTGGAGTAATCGTGATACTTCGATTATCTACATCGTCAACAAGAACAGCCGTTTCTTCAGTTAACCACAAATTCCAAGTAAATGAATAAGGAAGATTAGCATCTGGATCATGACAGTCTTTAAACTTTTTAAATTTCTTACAACCCATTACCAATCACTCCTTTCTTCTGAAACAGAATTACCTATTACGGATAAATATATTGGTTTTTTATTTATATTCATGTTATTATATCCCATAATTTAAATAAAGGAGTTTGTTGTGACTAAATCTATCGATTTGACAGGAAAAACATTTAACCAACTTACTATTATACATAAGAATGGTACTGATAAGTACGGAAAACCTATGTGGTTTTGCGAATGTACTTGTGGGAATACCAAAACTATCCTCGGTACTTCTATCAGGAATGGTAGTACTAAATCTTGCGGGTGTCTCCGTAAAAAACAACTTAGTCAGCGTGTTAAAACTCATGGCCTGTCTAAAACTGTAGAATATAAAATATGGAAAGGAATTAAAAAACGTTGCTTTAATTCTTCTTGTAAAGCCTTTCCGAATTATGGGGGTAGAGGAATTACTATATGTGATATATGGAAAAATGATGCTCAAGCTTTTATTGATTATATTGGCTCTAGACCTTCTAATGAATATTCTATAGAAAGGATTAATAACAATAAAAATTATGAGCCTGGTAATATTAAATGGGCTACAAGACAAGAGCAGAACGGTAATCAACGAAGCAATAGACTTATTACAATAAAGGATAAAACTAAAAACGTAGCCCAATGGGGAAAAATTTCCCCCGTTGCCACATCCACGATTTACTCTCGTTTGAATAAAGGATGGCCCCCCGAAGATGCTGTGTTTAAAAAAAGTACTACCAGTCATTAGAACTATCCTTGTTCGTATTATCTAAATATGATATTCCACCTATATAATTGTCGTGGCGTGGATTCTCTAATTGATGTACGATTACTCTATTATCTATTTGTGGGCCAAAAGCTCTATCAAATTTTTTCTCATAGAAATCAACTCGTGAGGGATCATACCCATCAGCATCGGGTTTAGAAAATGCTTGAGTTAATACCCACCAGATTAAATCTTTATGCATTCCTAAAGGAATAGTAGGCTCATCTGTTAAATCCATATCATCAGGATAGGCATAACATTCTAAGGTAATCGTATCGGCAATAATAGGCGTAGGGTATAAAAACATCTTATAACCATGCATATAATAGTGGGTAGGTTCTCCAGTAGCTGTTTTAAAGTCTGGGAATTTATTGTTTTCCATATCTGTACGTGATACATGAATTAATTCAGGCGTATCTTGAGATTCAATACGAACATGTCTAAGTTGAGTAATACGGTGATCGACATCATAACCATTAGTCAATGCTTTAATCTTCATTGTAAATGGTGTATCTTCCGTCATTATCTCACCGCGAATACACGATTCTTGGTGAGCATCATTCAGTAATACTAATAAGCGTGTATCTGTCCAGAGAACATTTAAATCACGTTCTGCTTGTGTGGCATCTTCATACCCATCAAAGGAATCACTTAGATAATCAAAGCGGATCCTGTCGATTAATTCTTGTGCAGTAGCCATTATCTATCATCCTGGTTGAAGAACCTTAAATACAATATCACCAGTAGTAAATGCTGTAACTTTTACTCGAATAGCGATACAAGGTACTGCTGAATTACCACTTACATCAGAGGAACCAGAAGCTTCAACTGTAGCAAAAACTGTCGGTGTGACAGTAGGATCCTGCACATTATTTAATGTAGATTCTATCTGAAAAGTAGCAGTTTCTATTTCTACCTGATAAGCATACTCAAACGGTGATTGATATTTATCTAACGGGATCCAATCAAACTCGGTTGAATCATCAATACCGACTGTAATAGCACCAGCAGTATCATCGTCAACAGTTACCGAAGTAATGGTTAAGAAATTACCTACAGTATAGACTGTATTACTGTTAGGTCCTACAATCGCTTCAACTAATGCATCGCCATGTAAATCTGTTCCAGTAAATGTAAATGTTCGAGATGTTTCAGCACCGCCTGTAACAGAAGCTCTTTGAGCAGTAGTTAATGTGACGGTTCCATCAGGCAGCAGGTGTCTGTGATAAACAAACACCATCCGCATCAGCAGCAATCATTGTATACGTCTTAATGATTGAACTAGGCATGATTAACCTCCGTATTGAGTAATACCAACCATAGCATCTTTAGTGGAGGCATCAACTGCCAGATAAACATAAGTTTGCTTAGTATTAGCTGCACTGTTTAATAGCAACGTACCGCGTGTATCACCTGTGGTAGCCGTAGCAGTTGTGTCATCGCCTGCTATAATAGTTGGCGCTGTTGCTTCTTGTACGCTATCAAACCATACTGCACCTAAATCCGACGCATCAGCTAATCTATAAGGTAAACCTATGGTATCAGTTGTACCAACATCAATATCAGCATCAATAGCTCCACTTAATATTGCAGATGTAACAGTTTTAAATGCTTTTAATCCTTCAACAGGAGTAGCTGCATTTAAGGTAATAACCTCAACTAATGCTTCACCATAAATATCTGTACCAGTAATTGTAACTGTTTCTGTATCAGCTCCCGTACCAGTAACAATAAGAGTACGAGGTACATCAAGAGTAACTGCACCACCAGAAGCTAACGTGCCGTCAAGGACAATTGTTAAAACTGAAGTTCCTGTATGACTAGCAGAAATACCATCGGCTACATCGGGTATTGGAGTACCTAAATCTAATTTAGTTACAAATGTAATGGGTGCACCAACACGTTTTTGATCGTCTGTAAGTGGAGGATAATATGCGGCACCTTGATAAACTTCGGCAGCATGAGTAATGTGATGTTTTGACATGATATTCACCTTTATAAGTTAGGAATCGACTAAACGAAAATAAAGTTAGAGAATACCATAAGTAAAACCTTATGGCAATATTTGGAGTTAAGCGACCATAATAGTATAATCTTATTAACGAAATAGAGGATATAATTATGAATGACTATATGCAAGATGCTCGTCAAAATGCAGTGACCAATAAGAAGTTTAATGTAAGGGAAGGTTTTGGACCTGCCGAAGTACAAACTAGAATGTATCAAAGTGGTGATTTATTAGGTGCTGGTACACCTCAACTACCCACGGCCCAACAACCAACAGGTGATAGAGCGGTTGATACTTATACAGACCAAGAAAGAGCGTTATTGAATCAACAACACCAACAGCAAATAGGTACTAGTGCAAATGATGCCTGGGCACAATATGAATCTCAACAGGTACAATTAGCGCAAGAACCAACATATGAACAAAAAGTTGCTGCTCGGAATAAGGCAATTGATGCTCAACAACAATCAGCTCATGGGCAACAACAATTACCGACAGCTCAACCTGTTCAGCAGGGGCAAGGATGGTTTAATAAAATGTTAAATCCTTGATCTAGGTCAATTACAAAATTGAAAAAATGTTGTATAGTAATAGGTATGAAAACACTAATCCTCTTACTTTTATCTTTTAACGCCATGGCTTACGATGATGTAGAGTGTCGAGCCAATAAGTTAAAGTATATTAATTTTGATTTAACCATTCCTTACACTGAGTTAACGGAAGATCAAAAAGATACTTTCGCCATCATATATGTTCAATGTAAAAAATTCGGCAATGATGTAACTATCGGGATTGATAGAGTAGTTAAAGTTTGATACACTAAAAGTGTGAGTTAGGTTTAGCGACCGAATACAAGCTTCAGTAACTTGCTACTCACACACTCAACTACTGATAATTCTTAAACTGGAGAATTACACATGTCAAAGAAATTAACTACAAAAGAATTTATAAAGAAAGCGCGCGCTGTTCATGGGGATTTGTATTCATATGATACAGTAGAATACGAAGGTTCAAAAACCAAAGTTAAGATTGACTGTAAGATTCATGGAGAGTTTTTACAGCAACCTAATTTACACATTAATCGCACGCATGGTTGCCCAAAGTGTGGGTTAATTAATCGTAAAAACCTAATTAAAACATTATCTGAATTTCTGCATGAAGCAAAATTAATGTATGGAGACAGATTTAACTACTCAGAAATGCAGTATGTCAATGCTACAACCAAAGTTAAAATTATATGCAAGATACACGGACCAACCTTACAGGAACCGCACCAACATCTACGTGCTAAAAACGGCTGTTTGAAATGTAGTGTTGTTTCTAGGGCTGATAAAAGAAGATACACGAAAGACAAGTTTATACAGAAAGCAAAATTAATGCATGGAAATAAATACAACTACGCAGATAGTGAATACAAGGACAGTAGAACGAAAATAAATATAGAATGTACAAAACACGGTACGTTTCGCCAAATTGCTGGAGATCACATGGAAGGGTCAAATTGTCCGAAATGCGTTAAAGAGATAGCCGCCAAATCATTAGTAATGACAAAAGAACAATTCATATTAAAAGCTACAGCGAAACATAACAACGTATATACGTATGATAACGTTATTTACTCAGGAAATAAAAACAAAGTATCGATAACCTGCTTGAAACATAACGATTTTCTACAGCGCCCCAACGACCATCTGACTGGTAATGGTTGTCCAAAATGTATCGAGAAAGTATCTAAATTAGAGAAACAAGTAGCTAACTTTATAGTAAGTTTAGGTTTTAGTATAGAGCGAAGTAATCGAAGTTTATTTAAAGGTACTAAGAAAGAAGCCGATATTTATATCCCTAAACTGAATATGATAATAGAATTTAATGGAAGTTTCTTCCATAGTGAATACAAAAGACCAGATATATATAATATACGAATTAAATCTGATTTAGCAAAAACTAACGGCTTACGATGTATACACATAAGAGAAGATCAGTGGTTGGAACAAAAAGAACTAGTCAAGAGTTTACTTAAGTCACAATTAGGTATTTTTGACCGGCGTATTGGTGCAAGGAAAACAGTAAAAAAAGATATCAGTAATAACGAATATAAAGAGTTATGCTCTCATCATCTACAAGGTTTCAGAGGTGCGAGTGTTAAGAAGGGTTTATATTATAATGGTGAGTTAGTTGCTTGTATTGGTTATAATAAACTAGGAGAACTGATACGTTATGTTGTTAAAAACGGATGGCAAATATTAGGTGCTTTACCAAAATTGATTAAAGATGAAGATATAACATTTTCATTTTGTGATTTATCTTTTTTCGGTGGTGCTAGTTATTTGAAAGCGGGTTTTAAATTAGATTATATAACTAAACCTAATTATAGATATACAAAAGGTAAAAAAACGGTAAGTCGTCAATCTATGATGAACTGAATTAACAGAAGTAGAGAACTGTAACAATAATGGTTGGTATAGATTATTCGATGCGGGTAGTGCTAGATACATTAAATAATAAAAAAGCCTCCGATTAAAGAGGCTTTTCACTACATTTAATATCTACAATCAGATATTAACCAGCACCTGCACTACCATAAATTCCACGCCAGTCCGTCCAGCCAGCAGAATAACGCTCTTTACATAAATAACGGTGATTACCAGTATTAAATTCTTGATCGAATTTCTTGGTAATACCCTTACGTGTAAAGGTTTTCAAGCCATCTGGACAGTCAGTTGTTACCATCCATGCATCAGGATCCGTTAAACGAGTGATAAGAACGGGATCTCTTGTGAAGATACCTTTCTTAGCAACTGCATTGATATCATTATCCGCAGTGCCAGCACGTAAAGTAGAACGTAAAATGCGTAATGCATTATATTCTTCTTCAGGTGGAATAACGACATCTTTAGGCATGATACTAATGGGCAATGAACGATCATCAACTGCTCTACGCTGCATAATCAATACATCTTCCAATGCTGATTCAGAAAAATCAGCAGGTGTAGCTAATGTATTAGACGCTACGCCACCACCAACTAACGGATGAGATGTAGAGAATAAAGATACTCCATCACCACCAGTAAAGTTAGAATCGAAACCATTGTTTAATATAGCAGCATGGATGATTTCTTTAGTTTGATTCATAGAACGCGCAAGTGCTTTAGAGAACTTAGCACCCTTAGCATTATATAAATTATCATCAATATCTTCTTCAGTAATGCTGAACGCAAGAGCATAAGTATTATGAATGTAACGAGCTGCCCAAGCTTCAACAGCCTGATCATAAGTTACACTACTACCTTCGGTTTTACGAACCGCAGCACCAAAACCCGTCATTAACACATCTTCTTCTTTATGCTTAGTGGACGTATTGGCAGAGAATATTTGCTGATATTCATTACCAAATTCTTTATAATTTTGTCCAAAAATCGCATTTAAACCCTCTTCAAGTTGTTTAGGGTTAAAACTTCTATTTATAGGCATTGTCATTTACTCCTTAAGTGGCTGAATTAAAGTTGCCGTTAGCATGTTTCGCCGCGACTACTTCAACTTCTTGATTAGCCCCCCATGAATTATCCGGTCTATCAACCAAACCTACAACACGCCATGCATGATCGCCTGCTGCTGTTGAATCCAGTGTTGATTTAGAGACACCAATAGCGGCATCCCCTGCAACAATAACTAAATCCATTTGATTGCCGACATTAGCAACTGTTAATGCATCATCGCACTGAATGGTAAATTTAGTAGCGGGATCATCAAGCACCAATGCTTTAATATTAGTTGCTGCTGCATCACCTGGAAAAGCTTTAGCAACTACATAATCACCAGCACCATTTGTATAATTACAACCAGCAAAAACACCTACAGGAGTATCACCAGCACCACCGATTATAAGATAACCGGAGCTAAGCATAACTGCGTCTCCGATTGAAATAGCAGTTGAATGCGCGTCTGCCATAGCATATTCTGTAGTTTCCGTAGCTTCACCAGTCATTTGACGAGAAGGACGCAAACCAAATGGACCATCTATATTAGCCATTTTAATTTCCTTTTAATTAAATAATTTAATCTGGAGCTATATTCGGGGTTCTCCCTCCATGAACTTCAGACGTTAAGCCGGACATACGTTGTCCAGTCTCTTCACCGCGAAATTTATTCACGTCATTATCTATCGCTTGCTGTTGCAGGCGTACATCCTCTTTAACTAATTCACGATATTCATTATGGATTGCTTGAGGTCGCTCCATAAGTATCATGTTGTGTGTACCAATCACGACTTCTTTATGATTGTTACCTTTTTTTGTTAATTCTGTTGTCGGAAGAAATTCGCCTTCTTTTAACGTATCGGCCTTACGTGGTTGCCATCCTTCCTGTTTGCGTTTATATATATTACCGTCATCCTGCTTACCGTCAAGTTGAGTTCTTACCCATCTTTGGACATAACCATCGCGCGGTTTTACATGGGGAAGTTTCATCCCTCTTTGAGATCTTATCGCTTTTCGCTGTGCATGTAAAGTTTTTGCACTAATTTCTTCTTCAGTTCTTGTATTTGTTGTCATTTTATGCTCTCCGCTGTGCTAATAATGCTTTTCTATCTTCTGGATTACGTGGATCCATTCCCATCTCCTGCATCATAACAAAGTCAGCTTGACTTAATTTAGCTTTAGACTTAGGAACGCTATTATTACCTGAAGGACTGGCAGGAGGTGGAGCCTTTTCTCTAGGTGTTGCTGGTGGCTCTGGTTCAGGTTCAGGTGGAGCAACTTGTAAACGTTTATCAAATTCCTTATAGGCTCCAGGGTGATTCTCATTAAAACCATCATCCAATACACTTTGAAATGCATCATTCGCCTTGGCTGTGCGTTCTTCATCCACACCATACCAATCACTATTGGCAGTCATCCAGTCCTGCTGAGCTTCAGACATTGATGGTCGCTGTGGTGCCGCTTCCTGCTTTGGTGCTTGCTTACGTTCATTGGCTTGTTTCTGCTCATAACGTAAATCCTGCCATTCATCCTCAACCTGAGGATCAATGTCACCTACATCATACATTTCTTTACGTTTAGCCTGCACCGATTGCATACGCTGTTTTAAATCAGCATCATTGGTTTCTTGTGTATTAACATGAACCGTAGTTTCTAAATTTGATAAACGCTCATTTAATGAACGATTTTCATCTTCTAAAACTTTACGTTTACTTATTTCTTGACCTATACGTTTCTGAACTTTTTTACCGTAATCATCAAAATCATTTTTCGCAACATGAATGGGTTCAGGTGCTTCTGCTTGCTCCTGTTCTTCTTCCTTATCGCTATCAAGAAAATCATCTGTCTGATCTATATCATCAAATTCGCTGACTTCTTCTTGTTCTATATCTTCGGTATCCATTATAAAATCTCCGTTATACTACTAATGCGTTGATATCACTTACCACACTAATGACTTCATCATCATTAATAATTTTAAGTGTCTCAATACTGCCCTCATTGTCTGTTACCAGAACATCAAGACCTGTATATTTACTTACCAGAACAACATCACCCACTTTACACCAGGGTGCGGTTGGAGCATCATCATGATCATCTACTTTAAATGATTTAGCTTTATATGCTAAATTACCTAAAGCCAATACCTTCATAATGCTAAGGTTGTTTTCTTTTGCTTTGGTTATTTCATCAGGTAGAATAATTCCTCCCTGTGTTTTTTCCTCAAGTTTCATTCGACCTACCAACACCCTATAACCTGCTGGTTGTGGTAAGTTTTCAACATTATCACCATTAAATTTATTCATCGTCGTCCTCCTCAATTGAACGTTTTGATTCATCTAACACTTCACGAGACATATGCATCCCGCGTATTTTTCCAACAAGTAGTTTATACTCGCTAAAATCTGCACACTTACCGGACGTAACATAGTCCGTCATTTCCTCAAGTATTTCATTACATAATTTATCGTGTTTCTTAAGCACGTCTTTAGTTAACATTTAATTATTTCTCCAAGGTTGTAAACTCAATATTAATATATTCATCATTGTTCTCTAATTTTGCACTAGAAAATACAAGTTCAAGCCTACCTACATTATCCAAACCAACATGTATTAACTTTGAATCATCAGGCAAACCTTCAGTAACTTCCGTATGCTTAATAATATTCCCTGTTTTAAGATTATGTTCTACAAATTCTGAGGAACATAACACTTTAATTACACCCTGTTTCATTTACACCAACCTCCTACCAATTACGGTTTTACCATCTTCTCCAAATGTTTCTTTAATTCTAACACCTGGTACAAAAGTAACAGCTTCAGCAACATTATCGCCTTGTTGAGTCGTTACCTGAACCACACAGCCTTTGGTTGTCTGCATGGCTTTTGTTGATTTCATCCAACCTTCTTTCTTACTGGATGCTTTGGAGAGTAATTTAAATAAATCTTCACCGAACATAACCACATCTTTGACGTTCTTTTTACAACCATTTTGATCGGTGTTACCCATGGTTTTCGGCGCTTGTTTAGTTAATACCTTTGGTGGTACTACTTGTTCTATTGCTGTTTTAGTAGTTGACATTTAATAACCGCTCCTGCATTTCGTTGATGTATTTTTGATTCAATTTCATTTACTGAATCACGCTTAAAATCTATATGAGGTAACATTAAATTATCTTGCAATTCTCCGTCATCCGAATATAAATTTATCCCAGAATAACTAATTGCTAATAAAATTCGTAACTTCAATTCGTCATCAGACATTATTCAATCTCCTGTGTTTCAATGCCTCTATTCATCCCATCAACTGGACTGGGCATTACCGGAGGGGAATTAGGAGAGGTATTCATATTCACCCCCTCCGGTAATGGCATCTCTTCTGCTTGCTCTGGGATAATACCATCTGTTACTTGGGCCACTGGGGCGCTGTTCACATCTTCAAAGCCGCTGGATTCTAAAATACTATCAGCAACGGGGATTAAATCCGGTTGCATAGCTAAGGAACCGGCTGACTGTACAGCGCTGAAGGTACTCTCAATGTTCTTAGTGACTGTTTCAGCTTCAAGCTTCTTAATCTCAGCCTCCACTTTTTCAGATTGCTTACCCGCTAACTTATCTTCTTCGGTTGGTTCATTGGATTCAGGAAGCATTAACTCATCAATATTAGATGAACGTATGGCCTGGAGCATATTACGAACTGCAATTCTCACATTGATAATTTGTGGGTATTTATCAGCCAAATCCAATTCAGCTTGAGCCATGGTGATACGCTGAGTATTGGATATAATCTCCGGGTCGCTTACAGGCGTTATATCAATACGTCCATCAAAATCAGCCACCATGATAATTTGACTAACATCACCCGTATGATATGGATATTGTCCATCTGGTAAAAAACTCTTCGGCATGTGCCATATGCAGACGTTTATGAATTGCGCTGAATACTTTGGAGCCTTGCTCAATTAATGCCAGAGTAGTTCCCACTGGTGCGCTGTTATTTGCTTCACCCACCATGTTATCTGATGTGCTTGCAAATCTTTGTCCCCGTTCATCCAGATAACCCAGTAAATTAAACAATGCGGGACTGGGTTCTTTATAGGGTAGAGGAAAAAATGCTTTCTTTAATTCTTCCGCACTGCTATTAACTTCACGCCATTCCCCAGGGTTTAATGGTTTATTGTCCCCCGGTATTCTTGCGTCACGTGTTTTGTAGCCCGCGGGAAGATTTGCAAAGGCTCCAGCATCCAATAACTGTCTTAATGCACCTGTAGCTGCTGCCGATAATCCACCAATCAAATGATATAAACCAAAACCATAGAAGCCGAAGCCTGGGTTATATTTATAGTGCGCAACCGCTATCTTTCGAGTTTTCTTCTCATCTTCTGGCTTCCAGTTACGTTGAATACGTAGAACTGTCTGTTCATCCTTATCCACTGTAACCATATAAGGTCTTGCAATACCGTCATCATCTTCATATCCTACTAAATCCAAATCAACTACCATTTCATACATGGTGTGAGGTTGTTGATCGTCACTGGTATCTTTTCGCCCTTCTGTATCGTCAATAGCATCTTTTATAATGTTATCGCTGTAATCAGGCGTTTGACCGTTATCATTGACTTCACGTTCTCTGTAATGCTTGACTAACTGCTTTTTCTTAATATCGTTGACTTGTTCATAAAAACGATGGGTATATCTTGGTGTTGTCCGTAAATCAATAGCAGAATAAGGAACAATAAAATCGCTAGGCTCTATTAAACGGGTGATAAATGTCTCTTCTAATGGACAATAATACAATTTTTTGAAGCATGAACCGGATAATGGGAGCCTGAATAATAACTTGTCCTCTTCTTCAAATGCCCCAGGCATCTTATTAAGATAAAGATAATTCATGTAATCCTTAACTCGCTCACCCTGACTGTTAAGCTCTGGTGTCGGTTCCCCTAGTACCTTAGTTTTAACGGGACCATCAGCAGGCCACATTTCAGATAATGCCCTAGAGTGAAATTGCGTAATGGCTTCTATCAATAGAGGGTGTACAACCTTGGAGGCTCCTTCAAATGAAGCACCGCCGATAGTTTTCTCTGATACACCAAGAGCTTTAATGCCTTTGGACTCTCTAGTTTTCCAATCATCACGGCTTGATTCGTCTTCATCTACCCAGTCTTCAACTTGCTGTGCTATACTCGCAAGTTCTCCCTCGCTCATATCATCTGCTAAATTAGCATAATGCCCTTCATCTTTCTCTTGAATAGGGTTATTGAGTGTATATAACTCTTCTTCTTCAGGCGTCAATATCTCCATACCTTCAGAATTCACCATGTCTTCAATTGCTGTAATATCTAAATTATCCATATTTATAATTCCTTAACTATATGCTGGCTGTACCTTAGTTACTGTTATATCGTCTATATCATTATCCCATTCATGATTCTGTTTTGCAATTTCGTCATTGTGCTGGGTGTTTATGTCGTTGTTTAATGGATCATCAGGGTGAGATACCCACCAGTTGTTTCTTAAATAAATTAATGCTTGTGTAACCGTATCTGTGATATCTGCCGACGGTGGCGCACCATTAGGAAACTGAGCGACGTTATTAACTACTTTTGTAGCCCATTTGCGATTAGGGATATAAACTTGTCCACTTTCAAACATAGCAGATACTGAGTAAGCCCTTGCAACTTTGTCTCTATCTGGTGTGTAGGTTCTTATCTTTAGACCAGCTTGTCTTAAGTCTTGAACCAATGAGATACCGCTGGCTTTCTTCTCTATCAGTTGACTATCTAATCTATCTGTTTTATCTAACTCTTTCGCTTTCTTTCGTAAATCAGGAAAACCGACCTGACCAGCCCAAGCTTTAGTTAATAACAAACAATATGCACCTTTATCATCATTCGCTGTCTCATTCCAGAATACACCCCACATTGTCATTGCTGAATATGCATTGTTCTTAAGGTCTGCTTCACTGTATGCTGTGTCCCAACTAGAGAATAGATGTTCACACCGTGGAAGGGGCTTATCATCAGGCCATGTTTTCCACCAATAGTCCTTAATAATACCACCACCTTTAGGAACGGGTGATTGTTGAAGCTGTCCCGCTGTACCAAATGAGCCTAAATGTTTCTTAAGTGTTTCTATTGTTTTACGGTTGAAGCGTTGAGGAAATAGAAGTTCACCGTCTTTGGTTCGAGGATCTTTTAAATCCGGTCTATCAATATCTGCACCATTGAAGCCAGAAGAGCCGTCGTACTCCATAGCTATAGAAACTTGCGTCCAGTCATCTGTTAATTCCATCAAATGCCCAGTTAAATCTTGATAATGAATACGCTGCATAATGAGAATGATTGGATCATTATTCATATCATTTAAACGTGAAGTTATCTCCTGGTCGTACTTATCAATAACCGTTGCCCGCATTGCTTCCGATTCAACCTCAGTTACCGAGTGTGGATCATCAATTAATAGCAAATTACCCCGTTTACCCGTAATTCTACCCGTTATACCTAATGACTGCCTTATTCCACGCTTCACATTTTGGTATAAAGTCTTTTCATTCTGGGAAGGATCGAAGTCCAGAGGCCATTTACCTTGGAACCAATCAGAAGCAACTATCAATTTAGCTTTTCCTGCATCTCTTAAAGCTAGTCCCTGTTCGTTGGTTATACCTAAAATGCGTCGCTCTGGCTCTTTAATCCAAAGCCAAGCGGGTAGACAGACAGAAACTAAGGTGCTTTTCATTGTACCAGGTGGAATATTGAGTATTAATCGCTTTATTCTAGTATCTGCAATTGCTTCGAGATATTCACAGATAACAGTTAAATGCCAGTTCCAGACCAAAGTAGTACCAGGTTCTATAATATGCCAGGTAGATTTTACAAACTGTTCTAGGGATTTCTCACACTCATCCTTAACAATATCATTAAAATATGTGGTCGCTTTGTCTGCATCAACTTGGGACATCTGGGGAACTTTGTCCCGGATTTGATGAGCCAGAGCTTTTAAATCAATCATATTGACCCAGAAGAGAAGTTAAATTTTCTCTTGTTTCTTCAATTGTGATATTAACTTGAGTGTTATTCGTAGTGGAATTGTCTATTTTGATACCTGAAGATTGCCGGGAAGTATCAACGTTTTTGTTCGCATTAACCAGGGTATTATGTTTTTGTATAGCAAACTCATCGTTATGGTCGATAGTGTTAATTAATCTGTGATTCTGTTCAGCCAGTTTAAGCCTGGCCTCTGCAGCAATTGCTTCTGCTCTATTCTTAACGCTGATTTGTCGATGCTCTTCTTCATGGATTTTAGAAAAGTATTCTGTTTGTGTATCAATATCCTTACGAAAATCCATTACTTCTGCTTCAGCAGCAAGTATAACCTCTTCAGCTTCGACTATAACTTCCTTCGCTCTAACTTTTTTCTTTGTGGCTCTAACCTCAGCTTTAACCAGGTGCTTAACATCTTTGATAATTTTAAACTTTATCCACTTATCACGCTTCATTCGTCTATCAATAGCACTAGCAGACATATCATACTTTTTAGCCAGGCCAGAAACAGCAGTGCCAATATTTTCGTATTCCTGTCTAATTTCTATCCATGTTTCAGCGGAAAATGCCATATTTTTAATTTAGAACTGTAATTATAAAAAGCTAGGAAACTTGATCTAAGTCAAGAGATTGTTACAAGTTTAGCCAAATTCTAGCTTTTATTCAAGCCCTCACGCAAATTATAGCCTACAACACCCCACAAACTATAGAAAGATTCACGATACAGCCCGCAAAAGTAAGCCAAACTGTATAGTAAAACCGTAAATTAATTATTTTCTATCTTTTTACATAAACTAACATAACTAAAACCTTATTATAACCATCAGTAAATACTTATACCTAAAACTTGACCTACATCAAGAAAATAACAATAACTTATATAATAATGTAAATAATACTTTACTTTATACATTATTGAGCGTATGATTATTACATCAACTGAAAACAACCAAGGAGATTAAGGAAATGGACTTTTCACATATTATGGTTAAATCAATCATTCTTAATTGTTTCTGTAATTTCAGAAATGGCGAAGAAAACAGAATTTTCGGCGCAAACATTTATAGAAAAACCGGAGGCATGTATTTAATTTCAGACCATCATACTGGTGAAAGCAAGCAAGATATAGACGTTTTAAAACTTGCTAACAAAATTTATAATTTACTAGGAAAAAGAAATACTAACGTAAGATTTTATGATAGTGAAAAATTATTATCTGAAATTACAAAATGTTATACATACACATATAAAACCACAATGCAAAAATTAAATAGTTTATATGCTTTTTTAGCGTATGAATACTAAACAAGGAGCAATACAAAAATGAAAAACTATATTTTAAGATTACCAGGAGATTTTAACAGTTCAGAATTTAGTGCTGTTAATACTTCATGTGCTATTGAGTTTATGCAATCGGAAGTATCAAGACTAAAAGCAGATAGAGCCACATTATATAGCGGTATAGCTTCAGCTGAAAATGTTATCGCTTTTATAGTAAATGATACCTTACATCACAAGAATTAGCCGCTTTATATGTTGCCCTCACTACAGAGGGTAATTATAAATTTACTAACAACCCAGGAGAACACCAAATGACTTATTTCACCCTAGCAATCACAGTAGAAGAAATCAAGAAACTCTACAGAAAATTAGCTATGCAGAACCACCCAGATAGAGGCGGTGACACTGAAACAATGAAAGTTATCAACACTGAATACCAGGAAGCTTTAAAAGGCTGTCACAAGCAACAATCAACAGATAACCAGGGCAAAGCTCACACTTATTATTATAACGAGCAAACAGAAGCAGAACTAATGGTTAAAATCAACGAATTACTATCATTTCATATGTCAGACGTTGAAATTGCTTTGATAGGTGTCTGGATTTGGATCACAGGCGAAACCAAAGCACACAAAGAGCAATTAAAAACAGCCAAATGTAAATGGCACAGTAAAAGAAAATGCTGGTACTTCCAAAACGGCAGTAAAAAACGTTATTCAAAACATTCTGGAAGCCTGGGAGATTTAGCGAGTAAGTACGGTTATAAGAATTTTGAATCTGATAAACAAACAGCAATAGGAGCATAAAACATATGGGTATGATAAGTGATATCTATAATAAATACGATCCTTTTGAATTAGATTTTTTATTTAGGGTATACAAAGAGATTGACGGTACTAGATTAATTAAACTTATCAATAAATACGAAAATATTGGTGAATATGAGTTTAATCAGAAAGAAAAGTTTATTAAATCATTAACTAAAAAAGATATTGTTTCTTTGATGCTTTTCACAAGTAAATACATGAGAGAAATTAATAGCGTTTATTATTTTGAACAAGACATTATTAACAAAACACTTAATTAACACGGAGCATAGAACACATGGAACAAATAACACAACAAGAAGCAGAAGCAATTTTAGATGTAAATACAAAACTTGGTGAAATGTCAACAGTTGGCGCAACCCATACAACAACATCTAAAATGATTAGAATATGGCAAATGGAAAACTCAAAAGAATTTCAAAGAGCTTTTGATAACCCTGAAAATTCACCTTGGAAAATAGAATTGAGAGGTAAAAACAGAAAAAAAGTTATAGTCTGGCGTTCAAACTGGAAGGGTTAAATAGTCAGCTTCAATCGTTGCTCTTGGGTCACTAGGGGCAAGCGTTGAACTTACTAACAACCAAATAGGAGCAATACAAAAATGAGCGATAAACAACATTATATAAGTAATTATAACTTAGTTGACGCAATAACATCGGCAATATACACCTTTGAGCTTGATAATAATCTCACCCATGCGGTATGTCATGAGCTAGAACTTAAAATCTATAACAATATATTAAATACCACTATAGATGTTACTCAAGCACATGAAAAAGTCAAGGTAGTTAGTGATAATACTAAGGAGGTAGTTGTTACCGTAAAGGGTACAGATATACACGGCAATGTTATCACTGAAGATATAACCACGAACGGCACCAGCCATGTTTGTAGTGTAAACACGTTTATTGGTTAGGAGTTATAAAAACTAATGACCATATACCAATGCTATAACGAATCATTCACTACTACAGAGCTGGTTTTTGAAGCGGTGGCAACTCAATTTTTTAACAGGTTTAATCTAATCTAAGGGGTAATACTAAAATGATTGACACACACGCAGAAAAAGCAAGAACCAAAGCATTGACTAAATATTTTGCATTCTTTGCTTTTAGTCAGAAACAATTAGATGCAAAAACCAATAACAACTTCAAATACTGCTCATTAGGAGCAGGTTTAATAGCTCCCACGGTATTTGCTGATAAACTGGTTACTAGCTTAACCCAAATCGGTAAAGATTCCGTAAAACGCTTAAAATCAACTCACAGCGACCGAGACATAATCTGGTATGAACTGGGGAACCATGAAGCCCAAATTACTATGGATATTTCAGATACCGTGGATGCAGTTGAAATGTACGGGATCACTCGTGACCAAGTGAGCAAAGTATACCAAGAGTATTTTAAATATTGCGTTGAAGAGGATTTATTTTAATTAAACAGGGGTAATAGAACATGGCTAACAAAGGACCAGCAAACAAAATATTCACAGTTGACGGAAAAATATACATCAATAGGACACTGTACAACACTTTTAGAAATCAGGTTAAGAAAGATAGCCTGGTTAAATTTAACACCTTCTTAGGTCGCTTAAATAAAACGCTATTCACAGAAGCGGAAATTATTAAATTACTTACGCTTAACCCGAAATGTACTAAACCCGAAGTGACCCGCGTATCTTGGGAAGAACGAGCAAAAATTAGTAGTCGAATTGAAGCCATATTAACTGTTTTATTAAGCCGATTCTCAACCAAAGAAATTGCCGACCATACCAATGTTCCCCGAGCATTTTTATATAACTTGGGTAATGGTATTGATAAAACGAAAAAAGCAACACAGGCAGATAAAGCAGACTATGAGCCGCTATTTGCAGAACTGCATACTTTAGAACGTAAACGCACCATTAACAACCCTCAAATGAAAGAATCAAGAGGAAGTAAAAAAACAGGCTATTTCAAAGGTAACGAACTGACCGCAAGCTTAGTATCAATTAACAAAAACAATCCCGCATGTATGTCGTGGGCTAACTTAGGGGCATCAATATGACCACACAACTAAACCAATTCATCAGTAAACCACAACTGGACGTATTGCAAACAGGTATTGAAGGCGAAGAAGGAGACTATTTTAAAACGCTCTTGAAAGATACCAAGGATATCATTGACCACATGCCACAAACTTACGACACATCAGAAATGGACTCCAAAGATATCACCGTCCACTTGCATTATTTCTTAGGAGGTTTTGACTGGTTCGTCACTGAGAAAGACATGGAAGCAGAGCAACTCCAGGCTTTCAGGTATGTAAAAATGCAAGATAACGAACTGGGCTACATTAACATCAAGGAATTAATAGCCAATCATGTCGAGTTAGATTTACACTGGACACCTGTTAAATTATCAGAGGTAATGAGAAAATGAGTATAGTTAAAAAATTAAAAGAAATGAATGATAAAAAACCAAAGGATAAAATAGTCAGTGTCTACCTAGATAAACCGCTACTGGATAAGCTGGATAACCTATGTAATAAAACAGGACTATCCAGAACCGCACTGATGAAAAGTTTACTTGAATTGGCGTAAATTAACCCCTTGACAAATGCCTACTAATCCCGTAAGCTCTTATTCACATGAGGGCTTACAACTTTTTAAACCGCTGCCCCCTGACTAATCTGCTCTAACTCATTGATAAATAAGAAAAATACCAGCTGCCCCCTGACTGCCCCCTGACTGCCCCCTGACTAAATCCGTCTTAAGTTATTGATTTTAAACAATAACCCCTTTGCCCCCTATTAAAATGCTTTCTCTTATAGTACTATATATTTTATACTCTATAATTCTATAACTATAATTACCATAATTATAGAGTACTATTCTCTTACTTAAAGTCTTTATATATATATATAAGGGGTTAGGGGACTATAGTACTATAAGGCATACACAGTAACAGATTCAGCTGCCCCTTGACTCTATAATTCTCAGGGGGCAGTCAGGGGGCTAAGGCATAGTCAGGGGGCTGATTATAGAATGATAATTATAGAATGGTAATTATAGGATTCAATTATAAGGCATTCTATAATTATAAATTCAAAAGTTAGTGGTCACTAACATGAATTTAATTATAGAAACGACTATTATAATTATAGAAACATGAATTTAATTATAGAAACATGAATTTAATTATAGAAACATGAATTTAATTATAGAAACATGAATTTAATTATAGAAACATCTCATTGAACTTAGGAATTATAAAACCTTTCATTTTTTTACCATTAATATGAGTATCAACGTGATTATAATGGTGGGATTTTAACCAGGAAGCACAGCTTACTAATTGCGATCTATTAGGATGCAATACACCTGCTTTCTTTAATATTCCGGTGGCATTAATTATCACAGTGTCATTTGATACGATATCTCTTTCAAAATAGGTTTCTAATATTTCATAGATAGGATTGGTTGCTTTGAATTGTTTATTGTTTTCTATCAGTAATTGATTTTCTTCCCGATTAAGCCACTCATTTTCGGTCATTGTATCAACTTGCGCCCACACTTGTTGCATATCAATCGTATGCGTGTAGTCTACATTACCTACCTTAATGGGCCAAAAACGACGTTCTCCTGAATCATCCACCAGGAACAAATCATTATTCACAGTCGCAAAGAAACTAGTCCTCCGACGATAAGAATTTGCATGTCTACCGTAGGCCAGTCGAATATTATCTTTACTCATGCTTAAAAATGACATCAAATTCTTAATATCTTTTTTAAATGTGCTATCCAGTTCTCCCAACTCCACAATCCAATGCGAGATACAATCTTTTACTTTATCTTTATTATCCACATCCAGTATCATTCCATCAATTTGCAATTCACTGGGGCATAATTTATTAAACCATCGAGTTTTACCTTCGCCCCCTTCAGATGCTTGAAATATCAATACGTGTTCAAATTTATTTATCTCACCTTTAGCCAATCTCAATGCGCCCATAAACCACTTACGAAACAGCATATAGTCAATACCCCCGACACTCTCACTGTCCAGAGTATTAAATAATTCCTTCAGCCTATCCTTACCGTCCCACGCGACACTACCTACCCAATTTGTTACCGGGTTAATTTGATTATGAAACATTAATTGATTAATATATTGGTCAATGCATCCCGTATCAATTTTATTAAGTTGACATAGATTATATAAGATAGCGTGATTGGCATTATCTTTGATATCACCTTCAAGACCCATATTTTGACCCAATATACGGGTTTCTTTTTTAATCACGTCATAAGATATAGAAATTCCGTATAAATCCATCATTCGTTTGAAATTAAACAATGTGGCAAAAGGTTTACCGCTATTACTCAAATGAGTAGCATTCCATTCTAACTCCCCCATCCCTTCGTGAATATCATATTTAGCAGTAGGAACATAAATATCAGTATCCACCGCAACACCATCTCCAACCACCGGCGGTATTATCATTATCTCATTACCGCTATTAACACCATTGATAGACTGCTTAACCTCATCAACACTTATTCGCCCTTCACCCAGGCCGATACGGGACAAATCCATCATTCTATAATTACAACCACCATGAGCATTACTGTGAATGACGGGTATATTTTGATCACAGAATATTTTAGCCACGGTATGACTTCCGTATTCTGGTTCAATCGGGTCACGACAGGTCATACCGTGGTATTTTTCAGGAGCCATAAGTATATCGCCCACATTCACCGCACCGCTCTTAGCTTCGATAATGAAATCACCCATCAACACATTATCATTTACCGCACTCATGGCAGTTGATTTGCTGGGTTGTTTAGCTTCCCATTCACATCGAATACGGTCCATTTCAACCTGCATACTCTGTTTAGCACCATCCACCATAGATTGATACAATTCATTTTCATACGGTGTTAAATTTTTAAATACTTTTCGGGTATCAATGATATCCATATCCCCATCGATGTATTTAACTGACTTACGTTGTACCAGACCATCCCCTAAATTCGCCTTCATATAAATAGGCTGACTAGCACCTGACATCATCTTATCAACTGCCGACCGCTCCAAGAAACCACCCACGCCACTTATCTTATGGTTACCATACCCTGCCATAATTAATCGTTTATGAAAAACACTCAACGCTCTCTTAATATCTTTACCTTCTTTAACAGCAAAGAAAGTATGCAGGCCACTAACACCTCTGTAAACATAGCCGTTATCGTGATAAATATTACTGCTACTACTGGTGGTTTGAACACAAGCATATGAACCCAACCCTATCACAGCATTAAGTAACTGCTCCCTAACGCTCTCATCAACATCATCACTATCAACACACATCAATGAAGCATTACCGCTATTGGGCGGCTTTAAGCACTTATCATTACGAGCAATACTGCCTTCGATTTTACCGTCATAGGATGCACCTACGGTATCGTGTTCACTGATCCCCATGGTTAAATGTTGTCTCCCACTGGCATCATCTATAATTTGTTTGAGTTCTTCGATGTGATTAATACTTATTTTTTCAACCAGGGCCGTTTTAATGCTGCCAGCAGTAGTATTAATTAATGTGGTTCCGGTAGAATCGCTCTGATCGATATCAAAATGTTTACCAGTTTCGTAATCGTGTGTGAATAAACTAAATTGTATCATAGGATTTCACCTTCAATCAGTAGGTGAAAGAGAGTATAGATTGTAGTTTGACAGGCATAAATGCCTAACGTATAATTCTTCATAGATTTACCTCTTCTTCCAGAGTTTAGGTTAATTAGATAAGCCGGCTAAGTATCCCAACTCGACCGGCTTTTCGTTTTATCGAATATGTATGTGTAATAATATGCTTATTTTAATATTTCGTCAATTCTGCTCTCAGCTATCTTAAAGTAATCCTTATCCAATTCAATACCAATAAAATTAAAACCTTCCTGTACTGCTGCTTTACCTGTTGAACCTGAACCCATAAATGGATCGAGTATTGTTCCATTCTTAGGCGTAACTAATTTACATAGGTATTTCATCAATTCAGTCGGTTTAACTGTTGGATGATTATTTTGATTACCTGATGACCTACCTGCACCGGCTCTCGGGTTATCTTTGCCCGCAGAACCTTCTTTTCGGTTAACCATCTCAACCGAAGAAGTGATTTTAAAATCTTCTAACCCTTCATTTCTATCTTTCTTAGATGTCTTGGTACAATAAAAGAATCGTGACGCTGATGTAGACGAATCATTACGAGGCTCACAATCTTTTGCAGGTGGCAACGTACCAAACACACCGTTTGGTGATTGTCTGGTTTTTGAATGATTTTTCAACGCACCCTGTTGTCCCTTACTGTCTGGAAATACAGACTCAACCTCGTCACTGCCGTCATGTATAATATTAGCTGGGAATCTTCCTTTAGATCCGTCACATCTTTCTTGTTTTTCTAAGTCCGAACCGAACGCTACACTTTTATTTTTACCTCCCTTAGAGTATCCTTCGCCACTCACACGACAATCATCTATGTTTATACCACCCGTTCCCCACTTGAGTACGTTTTTAGCGACTGTTTTCTCAGATAAAGGTTTTCTAGCCATTACAATAGGTTCAAATGCTGGTTTCAACGCGGTTCCCCATCCGTCGTACTGTTTAGCTTTATCTGTTGATGGTAGAGTTTCTAAATTACCACCATCTTTCATACCACTTATATCATCACCATTATTAGTAAATCTTGATTTAGATCCATCAGCGTTAATCTTAATTCCAACCACCTCGCGCTCTGCACCGTGTAACTTATCAATAGCTTTACTTATGTTCAAACTTTTAGGAAATCCCGATCCATACAACCATCCTATCTGATCTCGAATTTCAAATCCTGCTAATCTTACAGCTAAAGTTCCAATATCATAAGTACGGGTTCCAAAGAAAGAAATTAAATGCCCTCCTGGCTTCAACACCCTTAAACATTCTTTCCACACTGCAGGTTGAGGTACAAATGAATCCCATTCTTTTCCCATAAAACCTCGTTTGGCTTTATGCTCGTAATGATCGTCTGTTATCCACGCCTGTAACATTTTAAACGGATCAGGTTCTTTTCCTAAACCATATGGAGGATCACAAATCACAGCATCCACACTCCCATCAGGAATGTATTTCATTAATTCTAAGCAATCACCGTTCATTAAACTAATCATCTAAACAACTCCTCAACTTGTGATACGTCATTAACAAATCCGGCAATGCCACCTTTTTGTAATATTAAATCAATCCAGCGTTTTTGAGCGACTTCTCTATCTGTTCCGCTGTACTTCCAACTCTCACGTTTACATTCAATGCTTATCATTCGTCCTGTTCCACGTTCAATACCGATTAAATCGCTTGATTTCAGATTAGCATTCACCTGACTACTTTGATTGCACAAACCGTAACGAATATGTCGTCCTTTATCATCAATTGCTGCCCCATTATTATTTCGCCAAATTCGATGACCCATTTCACTCACCCGCAACATCACTTCCTCTTGAATCCTCGCTTCACTATTGCTCATAATACCTCCAACTCCGTAACAACAGCTAACCTTTCAATCATCGACCGACATTCATCACCACTTAACGTCATGGCGGTCAACCAATCAATATTATAGGTTAAATAGAACCGCCTGTGAATATCACTATCTGACTTACCTTGACCCCGATATATACCGCCATAATATGCCATATGTCGTCTAAGCTCTGTTTGTAATTTCTTATCACCTTCAACCTTTTCCCTAAATAATTTTTCATGGTGCCGCCTATGAATATCTTTAATGGCTCCGTGAAGTCCCTGGCTATATTCCATCACTTGCTCATTGGTATCTCTATCAGTAAGGGCAACCTTTCCTCTCATTTCAGCCAGCATCTCATCTGTTAATTCCGATAATTCTCCCTCCACTTCTTCTATGCTGGAGCGATTACTGGGAATAACGATATGACCACAATCAGGGCACTCTTTTAATAATTTTGAATAAACAAACGAACACATAGGGCAAACTTTAATTCCTATCGTATCACTAACGCCGCTGGAACGTTTAGTTTTTCTATCAAGCGTCCAGGTAATATCATCTCTGTCAGGCAGTCCGTGTTTAACAATGTTGCTTACGCAGTCTATATAAATACCGTGTGATTTACCCTTTAATAATCGTAACATTCTTCCAAATCGCTGAGAAAAACGATTAAAACTTTGAGTAGGGCTAACATCCATTACCACCTCAATTGCCGGAGCATCGAAACCCTCATCAAATAAAGCCACATTTATCATAATCATTAATTCTTTACGTGCGAATTGATCGATAATACTTGCTCTTTCATCATCAGGCGTTTTTGCGTTAACCAATTTTGCAGTAATACCCATATTATTAAATTGAGCCTCCAAATCATACCCCGCATCCATGGAATGCACGAACATTATGGTCAGTTTACCTTTGGCTATCTTTAAATAATGTTGAACAACGTCACCTACCTGAGTACTTTTATCATGTACAATAAGACTGGACTTTTTTATTTCTTCATCTACAGAACTGGGTGTATATTCTCCTGTTGTTTTGGATACTTTACAGTTTTCTAAATGAATATCACTAACTGGCGCGAATATCTTATAATCACAGAGATAATCGTTATCTATTAACCAACGCATTTTAGGACCTTCTATGATAACATCCATACAGCCGTCAGAATGCCTACCTAATCCTTTACCATCTAATCTCCCTGGTGTGGCAGTTGTTCCCAATCCTTTAACATTAGGATGAGTAAACATCCTAATGGCTTTGCCCCATTTATTATCTCTATCAGTATCTCCGCTTCCGCCTTGATGGTGATGAGCTTCATCTATAACCCATAATGTAACTGTCGGTAAAAATCGCCTAAGCTGCTCACCTCGCCTAATAATAGTATCAACCCCAGCTACTGCCGTATTTGAAGAAGGCGTATAAAATGATTTACCATATTGCTTTAAATGAAGATTTCTTATTATTTTTATAACTTTAATACTACCGATAATATTATGATAAATACCTTCTCTTGCTAAATGCAGGCTCATTTGCGACACCAATTCTTGACGATGAGCAATTACGACACAGCCACCTTTATGATATAGAACGATATCACTAATAACCACACTCTTACCACCACCTGTTGGAGTAACTAAGCATACATTATTGATACCTTTAGCCCAGGCATCATGTATATCATCGACTGACTCTTGTTGATACGGTCTTAATTTCATACCAGTAACTCTCCTATATTAATATTTGTAGTCATAATACTCCAATTGTGATTAAATGCAATATATTTGTTGACAAGTTGGTCAGAGTGGGGTAACTTACGCAACTGAACACAATGATTATAACGGAGATTGAAATGGATAGTATAAATATCCGAATGCCTGATGAAATGAAAATCAAGCTATCGGAGTTAGCAAAGAAACAAGAGCGGTCATTGAGTAACTATTTAGTATTGGTACTTAAAGATTATTTACATAACATTGAAGAAGAGGAAGATCACAATGAGTAAAATCAAAATCGAGTTCCCTGCAGATGATAATCGAGCCGCAAGTATATTCGGACAAGCATTACTTGATTATTCACGCACCAATACCGTAGATGAACCTGTATCTACTCACACGTTAGAAGACTATAAACCAGCGAAAGACACAATGTTTCCGGATAGTGAAGCAACACCTATCGCCGATCTTATTCCACCACCACCATCTGATATTGTACCACCAATAACAAATGCAGATCTTGCATCTAATTTAGGTATGATGGAAGACAGCGTTATACAGGAATCGGACGTAGAGGTAGATGCAGAGGGTATTCCTTGGGATAAGCGTATTCATGCGACTACTAAAACCAAAACGGTCAAAGGTGTCTGGAAAATTTTTAGACGTAATAAAGAAAAATTCACAGAACAAGCGTGGGAAGATTACATTACCCAAGTAAAAACTGAACTTACCAACCCTCCAATACCCATAGATACACCTACTGATACGGGGGTCGATACGATAATTCCACCAATTACCAATGTGACCGATAATACAACCACATTAGTCACCACATTTGCTGATTTAATGAATGTGGTTATTGAAAAGCAGGTTCCTGTTGTTAGAATTAATGAAATTTGTGAAAAACTGGGAATAGAAGGTGGAATCAATGGGGTTAATGCTGCTCCTGAAAAAATCCCAACGTTTCATCAGGAATTATTATCGTGAATATTGTTAAGAACCCTTTTGATGCATTGCGTCCAGATTATATTAGTCCGTTACGTCCATCGGGTTCCTATCAATGGGTGAAATGTTCGGGTTCTGTGGAATTACAGAAACAATATCCACCTGACCCAAACGATCCTAATATTGCGGCAGAAGAAGGAACCGCTTGTCACTGGTTAGCTGAACAATTGTTATTGTGTATCAATCAAGGGCTTGATTTTCCAGATAAATCAGAAGCTATCGGTGCTGTTTGTCCTGACAATAATGTAATGATTGATGAAGATATGTGGGACGCTGCACAAATGTATATTGATGCTATTATCAATAAAGCAGGCGATACCGTACAACTAGAGCATTTGGCTGTTGAACAAAGTGTGATGTTAGATCATATTTATCCTAAAATGTGGGGTACGCCTGATTGTTGGTTTTATGATGGCTATACCAATACTTTGCATGTTTTTGATTTGAAATATGGAATGGGAACGGTTGAAGCTTATTATAATTCACAATTGATGATTTATACATCAGGCATTATTGCAACATTACTTCATCCTAATGTTGCAAATGATGAAAATTTAAAAGTTGAATTGACTATTATTCAACCTCGAAAATTTCACGAAATGGGACCTGTACGCACGTTTTATATAAAGGCAGTTGAGTTACGGGGTAAAATTAATATTATCGAAGGTGCTGCTCATTATGCAATGGGTGATAGTACGCAATGCGTCCCGGGACAACATTGTAAACATTGCAGTGCTAAATATCCTTGTAATGCATTACAGCAAACGATTTACAATGCGGTCGATGTGGTAACGTCTGCTTCACCGGTTGAAATGGATGATAATTCAATTGCTGCAGAATGGACATTATTGAATTACATTAGCGATATAGTCAAATATAGAAAAATTGCCATAGAAGCCAAAGCAACGGCTGTAATTAATAACGGAGGGATATTACCGGGGTGGATAATGGAATCTGTAATTGCTCGCTTGAAGTGGACAAATACAGATAAAGCTAAGGCATTGGGCGCGTTATTAGAATGTGATTTTGAAAAGCATGATTTAATAACACCTACTCAAGCAATAACAATGCTTGAAAAGAAGAAAATAAATGAGTCAATCATTGATAATTATGCAGCCAGAGGTAAATCTGGATTAAAGCTAAAAGCCGATGATGGTACTCGTTTAGCAATGATTTTTAATAATTTTAATAATAACGGTTAGGTCACATGATTGTGATAATTTTAATAACAATGATTTAATAATAACGGAGAATAAATTATGTCAAATGAAGCAAAACAAATAATATTTCCAAAGGGTAGATTTATCTCAGGAAGTATCACAGAACCCAATACTAAAGATTATGATGGTAATCCTTTAATTGATAAAAAAACAGGACTGCCTACTCAAAGTTTTTTTATTGGTGTAGCCATTCCTAAAACACCAGGTGTTGATTGGTTGCAAGAACCTTGGGGAACAGCTATTTATAATATAGCAATTACCGGCGCACCTTCTGCATTTGATCCTGCAACTAAAATGCCTTTTGCTGGTAGACCGTTTGCTTGGAAAGTGACAGATGGTGATAGTGCTGTTCCGAATTTAAAAGGTAAACGTCCTTGTGATTTACCAAACCATCAAGGTAATTGGGTTATATCGTTTAAAAATGGATTTCAACCTAAAATGTGTAGTTGGGACGGTAAGGAAGAATTAACTCAACCTGACGCTATTAAACGCGGATATTGGGTTCAAGTAGTAAGTACCTGTGCGGCTAATAATCACAATGCAAATCCAGGTGTTTATCTAAATCCACAAGCAATCGCATTATCTGAATACGATGATGTAATCTCAGGAAGTGTTGATACTACCACATTAGGTTTAGGCGCAGGCGGCGTTGCTCCGGTAGCTCCTACAATGGCAGTTACTGGCGCACCAGGAGTAGCACCAGGAGTAGCACCTGTGGTTCCCGCTACTGATATGGTAACACCTGCTGCACCTATACTTCCTGTCACTACTGCGGCTGTGGTTCCCGTAGATGCGGAGGTTTACTACAGTGTTCAGGGTCAACGTTTATCTAAAACGCAATTATTAGCTATGCCGGGTTGGACAGAAGCTCACTTAGCAAACTTAACACCTGTCGCTTAACATGTAACTTAGGACGTGTAATGCGTCCTTTTTTTTAATTTTGAGAAGCATGGATTGAAGCGAGGTTCGATTCCTTGGGCAGATCTGGATGATTCGGGATACCGATGTTATGTGGTTCGATTCCACATCTTCTCACTAATATTAATTCGTGAACTAAATAAAATGAATAATCAATATTACTTACAAGATAACAGATCATATGTTGGAAATGATATTTTATTTTGGGCTAAAGATGGCAAAGGATATACAACCGACTTAAGTAAAGCACATATTTATAGTAAAGAAGATGCAGTATCACAGCATAAATGCAGGGAAACAGATATTCCTTGGCCTAAAGATTACATTGATGCAAGAACGCGTCCCGCTGTTGATATGCAGTACGTTGATATTGAAACAGCATTGCAAGATACGGGAATTAAATTAATTAAACCAGAACCATATAAAAAAACAACGTATAAATGTTATAAATGTGGTCGGTTTATGAGTGAGGTTCAATATTGGAGCGGTGAGTGTTTAAATTGCGGGTGTGACAACAGACCATAATATCAATTAAAAAAAAAAAGGATAAAATAAAATGACACAATTTACATGTCCTAAATGCGGTGCTATTGGTGCAGATGATATTGTAAATCCTAAAGAACCACCGTTATATTTACCATTATGTCATAAATGTAATACTAGAGTGACAATGCGTATATCCGATAATGGTATTATTTCAGAAAACCGAAAAGATGATGAAATTAAGTTTATGAGAAACCAAATAGAGGAAGCTAAAAATTGTTTAGTATGCTCTGCTATAGCTGATTCATTTGAAGTTTGCGTAAATACATTAAATATTTTAGAAGATGATTATTTTAAATCATTGTTTAAGGAGAAGTAAATTATGAAAATAAATATGACGTTGAAAAAATCAACTAAAAATACCCATGTGTATGAGGCATCAAGTACGGCAATTCCTAGTCTTTATATACAACATAATGAATTACCAAAAGAACCACCTAAAACTATCATCGTTGAGGTAAGTTGGTAATGTTACACGGTACATACATTGAAGACGCGCCCGATCAACATTTACAATCCAAAAGCGCTCTCCTTCAACAAGATCCTGATAAGCCAGAAAATTTCATAGCACAGTTTGATGACGTAAATCTATATGAGGCGTTCGGCTGGCATAGTTTTCCAAAAAAATGGTTTGTAAATTTAGAAGGTGAACAATAAATGTTAATCGTCCAATGTGATACAGAACATGGATGCGGTACTTACTATGATGGGAAGCTTGATAAATGTCCGTCATGTGGCGGTTCACAAACATTACTTGGTGGTTTAGCACAATTACCATTTAACTCTTATATTTATGATATAGAAACGTATTGTAATATTTTTACATGTGCTGTATATCATCCTTGTACTGATACCAAATGGATGTTTGAAGTATCCACTCGTAAAAATGAAGCATTAAAGTTAATTCAATTTTTATATCAGCTTAAAAATGCCTCCGCGCGAATGATAGGATTTAATAATGTTAATTTTGATTACCCTGTCCTACATTATATTGTAGATACAGGTTCATTAATTACAGTAGATGTCATTTACAACAAAGCAATGAGTATTATTAATAGTCCAAGGGGTAGTTACTCACATATTATTTACGATAATCAAATGCTGGTAGAGCAAGTCGATTTATTTAAATTGAATCATTATGATAATAAAGCCCGTTCCACCAGTCTTAAGGCTCTTGAATTTTATATGAAAATGGAGAGTATTCAAGATTTACCTTATGAACCGGGAACTTGGTTAACTGATTTAGAAATGAATAATTTAATATCCTACAACTGGCATGACATACTTGCTACAGGTTTATTCTACGCATTATGCTTAGAGCAAATAGCGTTCAGAGATGAAATGTCGACTATGTATGGTAAAAATATGGTGAACATGTCTGATTCTAAAATAGGTTCAGTCATCTTTGAAATGCGGTTGAACGAAGCAGGTATTACGACTAAAGGATGCAAAACATTTAGAGATCAAGTTGAACTGAAAGATTGTATATCAGATAGTATCGTATTTGAACGACCAGAATTTAATGAAGTATTGAAACGATTTAAAGAAACAACATTGATAGGAACTAATGTAAAAGCATTATTTAAAGATTTTACAGCTACTATTGATGGTCATGAATTTGCATTCGGAGCGGGCGGTATTCACAGTTGTTCACCTGGAGTATATGAAGAAGATAATGAATATGAAATTCAGGACTGGGATGTCCAAGCATATTATCCGTCAAATATTATCGCTAATAATATTTTTCCTAAACATCTTACTTCGACATTCAGCCCTAATTTTAAAGAATTAGTTGACGAACGAATGAGAGTGGGTAAAAAAACCACTAAAGGAGCCGCTCTTAAAATTGCAGCCAATGGATCATTTGGTAATTTCGGCAACGAATACAGTTATCTATATGATTTAAAAGCTATGTTATCCACCACATTAATGGGCCAACTGGCATTATGTATGCTGATGGAACAGATGTTTAAGATCCCAAACTTAACTATGATTCAATCCAATACCGATGGATTCACCATTCGAGTACCTAAAATTTATAACCAGCATATCAAACAAGTTGTTAAATGGTGGGAAAATAAAACAGGTTTAATAATGGAACTTGCTCAATATAAAAAACTTTGGATTCCGAATGTTAATTCCTATATTGCTCAATATGAAAGTGGCGATTTAAAATTAAAGAAAGATTACTTGCTTGATTTAGAACCCCACAAAGATGCATCAGCCCTCATCATACCCAAAGCGGCTGTAGCACAAATGGTAGAAGGAATACCTATTGAGCAAACTATTAATGAAAGTAATGATCCTTATGATTTTTGTATTAGGGGTAAGGTTCCCTATAGTAATAAATTAGTTTTAAGATATAAAGATTTTAACGTAGACATTAAGCAACAAAAAATTACCCGATATTTTATATCTAAAACAGGCGCATCATTAGTTAAAATTGCGCCCTTGAATGAAAAGCATATCGTAGGGAATTATAAACGAGCCAATAAATTAACAGATGATTATTTCAATGAAATTATGAATGAAATAGGGCAGGATATATGGGACCCAAGAATACACACGAAAAATAAATCAAAACACGAAGATAATACGGAAACAGGCATTAATGCTAATGAATTGGTTACTGTCTGTAATGATATAAAAGATTTTAACTGGAATAATTTAGATAAGCAATATTACATTAATAAAGCCAAGCAATTAATAATAGGAGGATGAATAAAATGCAATCAAAACTAGGTAGTTTAATAGAGTCCTTAATGAATATATTAATCGGTTACAGTGTAGCTATTGCCAGTCAGTTAATTATATTTCCTCAATTCGATATCCATATCTCACTGAATACCAATTTATGGATAGGTGCATGGTTTACCCTGGTGAGCCTGGTGAGAAGTTATATTATCAGACGGTGGTTTAATGCCAGGTTACATCGCGCAGCACAATTAATGGTAGGAGAGTGATATGAGCACTCACAAAATAACCATACTAGATAGAGAGCTGGAAATAGAAGTAACCAGCTATACACCTTATACTCCAGCAAAACTAAATGCACTCCCTGAAGATTGTTTCCCTGCAGAGGGACCAGAGATTGAATTTGAAATCTCAGATGATAATGAAGATGTGGAGTTTTTAGCCTGGTTATTAGAAGATAACCCTAAATTTTACAGTAAGGTTGAAGAGCTGTTATATATGCAGATTGATTCAGATTTAGAACCAGAGGAGCAATGATATGGAAAATGAATTTCCGCTATTTCCAGAATTAAGCAAGGAAGCAGCTAATGAAGCGCAAGAACTAATCAATAACTTCAAAAAACAATTAATAGTTGCAGCAGATGAAGCTATAGGTAATCTTTATTGCGATATATTACCTTATATTGAAAGTGATAGCTGGACTAACTTTAGAAATGACTTAATGGATGGATTTAAAAATTACAATAATAAGAAAATTCAAAGTGCATCTGACTTTAAAGAAATTAGGCAGGCAATATTAGCAAATCACAGAGAAGATATAATTAATGATTTAAATCAAGATATGTTAAAAGAAATTGCAGATTTAAAACAGCAAGTAGAAGATCTAATGAAGTTTAACATTTTAACAACAATTTGAGGTATTAATAAAAGAGGAAAATAAAAATGTCTAGCGGATTTATAGTAATTAGAACTGAGAAACATGTTGATGATAAATACTGGGTATGCTTAAACGAAAATGACGCTTTAAGGATAGCAGTTGAAGTTTCTGAGTACTGGAAAAAAGAATATTCAACATGGAAAGAATACGATACAGAACTATATGAGGATTTAATTTTTAACTGTACAGAAGAGTCTCAAAATTTATTTTCTGTACAAGTGCAGCCTCAAACAATCAATGAAGGAGCAATGATATGATAGATTGGTCAGATAAACGAATGGTAGGACTTAAATGTGAATTTAGTAATGAACCACAAACAGCAAAACATGTAGCTGCTTTCAATAATTACCAAGGTGAATCTTCTACTTATTCTTATTGTGAAACAGATTCATGTTGGATAAAGTGTAAAATCGTACAAGGTGAGCGAACACGTTATGATGGAACAGGACAGCCTATTTCTAACGGGGTGAATGTTAGAATTTGGACAGTAAATAGTGAACTTCGTGATATTTCTATTAAACCCGCAGAAGAATATGGTTGGAATATTATAGGTAATTTGGGTGATATCACTCATTATCAAGTAATGGAAACAGAGGAAATTGTTGAACCAGAATTTACCCCAATGCAAGTTCCCCATTGCTTTAAATCAAAACCTTCTGTTCAAGAATACGCTGAAAATGACTGTGAATCTTGTAAATTTAGTAAGGAATGTCTGGATAAAATAACGGGTGATTCACACGAAGCATTAACCTTTGGTCCGATAGATCAGCATGAACCAGGTGCTAAATTAGATCATGGTAAACCTCGTGTTAGTCTTGTATTGGACGCATTTGCTTTGGCCTTACTGGAAGTAGCGAAAGTAGGAACAATGGGTGCTAATAAATACTCCGATAACGGTTGGGTTGAGGTTAAAGATGGTATTAAACGTTATTCAGATGCAAGTGGGCGGCATCAATTATATAAAGCCAGTGGTGAATCACATGATCCCGAGAGTGGATTACTGCATCAAGCACATAAAGCATGGAATGAATTAGCAGTATTAGAGTTGATGCTAAAGGAGCAATAAAAATGACTAAAGACGAAGCACAAGAGAAAGTAAAATCCACAAGACGTAATAGAAAAAATATTTTCTGTCCTATTATTCAAAATTCATGCAGAGAAAATTGCGAATGTTATAGCGAAAAAGTATGGAGAATCCCCGATGATAATATGGGCAATCCTAATTATAAATATTTTGCAGGGTGTAATAACTATTCTCTATGGGGACCGATGGAATGAAAACTAAAGTAAAAGTACTAATAGAAATGGAAATTGAACATACAGATAAAATGTCAGAACATGAAATAGATAAATTAGCACTAGAAAATGTTTTCTTTAGTAGTATATCGGGTTGCTCTATAGATTATGGTAGCTACAGTTCTAAATTATTAAAAAGATTTCTATTATAAATAACCACTCTCTACCAGGTTATGTGTTTTTCCCCTGGTTGCATATAAATGGTGATTACCTGCCCGTCTATTGCCAATGCGTAAAACAAAGCGGGACTTTAATTTAATAGGAATATCTAACATAATGGACATAGTAATCACTGTAGTTGTATTCTTTCTCATAGTCGCATTATACGCAAACAGTAGGAGTAGCTAATTATGAATGTAATACCAAATAATTGGGCAACACTTTTATTCATGTTACCCATACTACCTTTCGTACTACTATTGTACGGGATGTACGTGGTATTTGGATTTGTATTATTTAGTGTAGAAGAATTAATAAAACCTAATAAGTAAGCCCAGCATATCGTTTAGCGTATGATTTTTTCATATCATTTAATAATCTTAAATCTTTTCGTTTTGCTTCAGGAGACATAAGTTTATTATTTCTAATCATACGCATTTTAGCATTAATCACGCTCATCTTACGTTGAGTTCTATTCATGCTTTTACGAGCTTTCCATAATTTCTCATTC